CGTTAAAGTTATTGTAAAAAATAAAACTAATCCTTATTGGTTTGATCTTGTTATTGAACGATTAGAAAAATCTGGTGCTGCAGATCTGCAAGTAGTTGAAGATCATTTTAATTTAGATCTAGAAGAAGATTCTGATATTGTTAATGAAGCAGAAGATACTATGAGTATTGTACGCAAATTTATTAGCAGTATGAATATTAATACTGATAAGAAAAGAGTTGAAACTATTATTCAAAACCTTTATATTGAAGCACACCAGATTTTATGAGGACTACTTGTGATATTTTTTAAGACTCTTCGTTATAAAAATTTCCTTTCTACTGGTAATACATTTACAGAAATTAGTCTTGGTAAAAATCAGACTACTTTGATTGTTGGTGAGAATGGTGCAGGTAAGTCAACAATACTTGATGCACTATCTTTTGCTATGTACAATAAACCGTTTCGTAAAGTAAACAAGCCACAACTAATGAACTCTATTAACAAGAAAGATCTTGTAGTAGAGTTAGAGTTTGATATTGGCTCTAATAAATATAAAATTATTCGAGGTCTTAAGCCTAATATTTTTGAAGTCTATCAGAATAATAATATGATTAGTCAGGATGCCGATAATCGTGACTATCAAGAAATTCTTGAGAAGCAAATTCTTAAATTAAATCATAAGTCTTTTTGTCAAGTAGTAGTGCTTGGGTCAGCATCGTTTGTACCCTTCATGCAACTACCTGCTGCATCACGTAGAGAAGTTATTGAAGATCTTTTAGATATTCAAATTTTTTCTACTATGAATAGCTTACTAAAAGAAAAAATATCTACTAATGCTACTAAAATAATGGATGTTGAATATCAATATGATTTAACATCTGAGAAGATAGCTATGCAGCATCAGTATATTGTAGCAATGCAAAAAAATAATGATGAGCAGGTAGTTAAACTAAAATCTGATATTAAAGAATATATGGATAAAATAGAAGCAGAAAAAGTTTTAATTGCTTCTCTAGATGAACAAATTGGGTTGCTTAATGACCAGATTAATGATCAAGACCAGGTTAGTAAAAAGCAAAAAAAATTACAAGTCCTCGAGACCCAGCTTGACGATAAGCTTACCAAACTCCAAAAAGAAATCGAGTTCTTTAATTTACATGATACTTGCCCTACATGCAAGCAGGGCATTGATAATGACTTTAAGTGCGAGACTGTTGCAACTAAAGAAAACCAAATTCAAGAGACTAGCGATGGGATCGACCAGCTCCGTCAAGAGATACAAACAATACAAGATAAAATCCAAACTATTGCCAATATCTCATCACATATCACGAGCCTTAATATTGAAAAGATCACACACTCAAATAGCATATCAGGTCTTCTTTCCCAATGCAAAAAAGCAGCAAAAGATATTGATGAACTTCAAAAGAAAACGGACGACTTCGTATTAAACGATGATAAGATGAAAGAGCTAGAACATACTATTGGTTCGTTAGCGGAACAAAAAGGTGAACTACTAAGAGATAAAGATGCATTATCCGTTGCAGCTATCGTTCTTAAAGATAATGGAATTAAGGCTCGTATTATTAAACAGTATATACCAGTGATTAATAAATTGATTAACAAGTATCTGGCAGCTATGGATTTCTTTGTTAACTTTGAGTTAGATGAGAATTTTAATGAGACTATTAAGTCAAGGTTTAGGGATGAATTTTCTTATGCATCGTTCTCAGAAGGAGAAAAGATGCGTATTAACTTGGCTATTCTTTTTACTTGGAGAGCTGTTGCTAAGCTTCGTAATAGTGCTTCAACTAACTTACTTATTATGGATGAAGTCCTTGATGGTTCAATGGATAGTAATGGCACTGATGAGTTCCTTAAAATTATAAACAACCTAACTCAAGACACAAATACATTTATTATAAGTCATAAAGTTGACCAATTAGTAGATAAATTTAGTAATGTGTTGAAATTTGAGAAACATAAAAACTTTAGCAGGGTAGCAGCATGAGTGAAGATCAAACAATAAAAGATCTTAAAGCCTATAAAGAAGGTTTTAAAGATGGTTACAATGAAGCTGTAAAGTTTTATATTTTAAATCCTATGAAGAATATGCGACCACAAGATAATACATGGTTGAGTTGTCCTGTCTGTGGTAGAACAGGTGCTAGTGCTGTTGTATGTAATATCTCCAATTGTCCTACAAGAGCATATTCGGGTGCTATAGGTGCAGCTGGTAGAGATCCTTTTAGCGATTATCCATTAGGTGCTAATGGACCTACAGGCGGAGATGTCAAGTGAGTGATTTTGAAGATAGATATCGTAAATGGCATACTTACATGTCATATGTAAAGAGTGCTATTCGTATAGTTGCTTTTGCAGGTCTAGCATTGTCTATTACTGATGCAAGAGTAACTGCTACTTTACTTTTAATTGCAGAACTAGTCGGTATTGTTGAGGAGTGGGTATAATATGGGTTTGCTGCTTTTTTCTATGCGAGGTGAACAATATCAAGAAACGTTTCAATCACTTCCTTTACCTGATTGGAGCCCAAGAAAATTTCCATTCACACAATCGGTCAGTCGTATTGTTAGAGGTATAGACCCGTTTAATTACACATCAGTATGTGAACCTATTTCTGATATTGTTAATATGCCAGTAAACAGATTTTCTTTTGAAGAAATGTGTTTACAAAGAGCGTTTGAAATGAAAAAATTAGATAGCAATATCTATATAATGTACAGTGGTGGTATAGATAGTACATCAGCTCTAGTTGCATTTTTATTAACATGGACTTTAGAAGATCTTAAAAGAGTTTTTATTGTAACCTCAGATGAGAGTAGAATAGAGTATCCTGAATTTTGGGTAGATATATGCAAAGTTTTTGAAGGAAGAATTTTAACATCTTTTGATCATGTTGAAAATTACTGCAAAAAAGGATATGTAATTACAGGTGAGCATGGCGATCAGTTATTTGGTAGCGATGTTATTAATAGTTCAGTTCATCATTTTGGTTATAAGTCAATTCATGCACCCTGGCAAGTATATATTCCTACTGTATATTATAAAATGTTTGGTTCTAAAATATCTAATAATATGATCGATGTTTATGAGCCTTTGCTAGAGTATTGCCCATTTAAGCTCAAGTCTACGTTTGATTGGTTATGGTGGTTTAATTTCACTAATAAATGGCAACATGTAAAATATAGGATGTTATCTTTCAGCCCGTGGGAAGATCCTAAAAACAACTTTAAGAAAATTATTCATTTTTATGATACACCGCAATGGCAACGCTGGAGTTTAGATAATCATGATAAAAAAATGGGACCTACGCTTTACGATTACAAATTTGTAGCTAAAGATTTTGTTATCAAGTATACAAAACATGAATCTTTTAGAAATAAAAGAAAAGAAGGTAGTTTAAGTAATGTTTGGAATCAATTTGAATGTTACTATGCAATAGATACAGATTTTAATTTTTTAACCTTCGAAGAAGGTATCAAATATATTAATAAAGGAGATAAGAGATGATTTTATTTGAAAATGGTTTATATGAGCCTATTGATGCTAGAGATACAATGTATCCATCATTTGCACAAATGGTAGTAAATACTGAAAAGACAATAGACTGTAATTATGCAACAGTGTATGGGTTTTCTTATGGTGATGGTAAAATAGAAATTGATAGTGAAATTTATACTCTAAAAGCTGGTGAATTCTTTTCTATACCTGTAAGGGAAAATAAGCCAACATTTAGTACAACAAGTTCTATCTTTACTGTAGTACGTTTAGGTTTTATAGGACAACATGTAATAGGTAAAATTGAAAAGACCGGTCGTCTATCTTACATCGATGGTTGTTCAGATACTATGTTAGTATATCCACCTCGTTTTGGTGATCCAAGTCTTAACTATCTTCACTTCCCTTCAAACATAAATCAATCATTCCATACACATCCTAGTATTCGATTTGGTATTGTAATTAGCGGTGAAGGTTACTCAACTCTACAAGATAGTGAAACTAAACTTTCTTCTGGATCTATTTTCTGTTTAGAAGAACAAGAATTGCATAGATTTAGAACTGAAAATTCTCATATGAATATTATTGCTTATCACCCAGACGGTGAATGGGGCCCAACAGATGAGAACCATACTATGTTAAACAGAACATATCTAGCAGGTAAATAATGATTGTTAAATTTCCTGATCCAATTTTAATTAGACCGGTTCAACCGTTTGATTTTAATAATCCTTTTCAAGATCCTTCTGAATTAGCTCTTGAATTAATGAAAGAAATGAACGATAATAATGGAATAGGTTTAGCAGCAAACCAAATAGGGAAACCATACGCAGTATTTGCAATGAAAGGTTACCCAGATAATTTTGTTTGTTTTAATCCCAAGATTGTTAACACTTCTGATGATCTGGTTGAAATGGAAGAAGCATGTCTTTCATTTCCAGGTGTTGTATTAAAAATTAAAAGACCTAGTCAAGTAAGACTTAGATTTCAAATGCCTTCAGGTATGACAGATACTAAAACGTTTGATGGTCTAACAGCTCGTACAATACAACATGAAATGGAACATCTGAACGGTGAATTGTTTATTAATAAAGCTAATCGCTATCATAGAGATAAGGCAATGAAAGGTTATTATAATGGAAAATAAAAAAGATGGGTTCAGGGTAGGTAATTACTTCTGTGTGTTACCTGATGGTAATTTTATTGAAGAGACAAAAGAAGACGGTGTGTATATTACTTTAGAAATTTATCGTATTGAAAAAGATAACTCTATGGTAAGCGTTAGTGCAGACGATATTACACCAGAGATTGAAGATCAGATTAACGAAGAAATTAATAAAATGATGTTAGCTGCTATTGAGCAAGAAGAGAAAGAAGCAAAGAATGTCTAAGATTAAAGTTGCAGAACTATTTTATTCATTACAAGGTGAAGGGCAGTATCTTGGTACTCCTTCAGTTTTTCTTCGCGTGTTTGGATGTAATTTTCAGTGTGCTGGTTTTGGTATGCCTCGTGGGCAATTATCTCAAGAAAGAATGGATATTGATCCTGCTAAGTATGACTCTTATGATTCACTACCTCTTGTTCATACCGGTTGTGATTCTTACGCTTCTTGGGATCCACGTTTTAAACATCTCTCTCCAATGATGGAAATTTCTGCAGTCGTTGACAAAATGCAAGAACTTCTCCCTGATGGTAAATTTGGCCCTGATAAGCATTTAATTCTTACTGGCGGTGAACCTCTTTTAGGTTGGCAGCGCGCTTATACTGAATTGTTTGAAGAGCTTGCTAAACGTGAGATGAACCTTACTCATATTACGTTTGAAACTAATGGTACTCAAATGTTAAAGTCAGAGTTTATTGACTGGTTAGAAACTAATCAATATTATGCTGGACTTGATATTACTTTTAGTGTATCATCTAAATTACCATCATCAGGTGAATCATGGGAAGATGCTATTAAACCAGAAGTAGTACAGCAGTATTACCACCACTCATCTTTGACTTACTTTAAATGGGTTATTTCTAATGAAGATGATTATCAAGATGTATTAAATGCAATTGAAGCATATGAAAAGGTGATCGATGTAGGTATGATGAATATTCCTATCTATTTGATGAGTGTAGGTGGCACATCTGAAAAATATGATCCAAATCATCGTTGGGTAGCAGAGATGGCAATGAAAAATGGATGGCGCTATACACCTAGACTTCAGGTAGAGTTGTGG